AGATGATATCCATCGACAAATTCTTGTACACCTTGCATGTCATGACCCTGAGATTTACCATAAGCGTGGGCATAATGAACCAAGATCCGTGGTTCCTGTTGCGAGAAGTCTATACTAGCCCACTCTTCACCTTCTTCAGGTAAAAACAGGGAGCGAATCATAGGGCCCAGCTCAGGATCACGGGCTGGTATCTGCTGTAAATTAGGGTTATTCATACTGATTCGGCCTGATACGGTGCCACCATCGTCAGATCTGATCTGATTTATATGGGAGTGTATGCGACCGTCTACAGCTGTATGCTTCATAATCGTATTAATAAAGGTCCCATGTGTTTTATTTAAGCCTCGTGTGCGCAAAATCATCTTAGGTAGCTCGTGTTCATGCTCAGATAGGAACGATCTAGTGAAGCTAGGTGCGCCTTTTTCAGTTTTAGGATAGATTATACCTACCGAATCGAAGGCCTTGGCAAGTGACTGAGCTGCCCATACTTCTACGTTCATGCCTGTTATGTGCTTAATTTTAGCAAGCATTTCTTTTTCTTCTTTAAGCAGATAATCTCTGGTGCGCTCAACGCGGTCTTTATCTATACGCACACCTTTCCAAGTCATATCTATCAGCACAGGCAGTACATCCAGCTCAAGATTGATTATGCTCCACAGATCTTCTTTAGAAATTAATGTCTTAAAATAGTTCCACAGCTCCAGTGTTAGCTCGGCATCCACTTCAGCATATGGTCCTACATGCATGGATGGCAGCTTCCAGAGCTCGGCCTTGGGATCTACACCAAAATCACGAGCGGCTTCGGTCAGGTTCTTTTCACTTTTTGTTTTTGCAAGATAATCAAAAGCCAATGCATTTAGACTGTAGCTGAAACGGTTTTCATCTAGCAGAGAGGCTACGACCATAGTATCAATGATACGTCCATTGAGAGTAAAACCCATGCGTCTAAGCCAGCCCGCATCGTATTGTGCGTTGTGCATAATTTTTTCTGCTGGTGATTCGCAAACCTTCTTCATCCAGTTATTGACTATGCGCTCGTCTATATTACCACCACCGCCGTGCCTGATAGGTATGTAACCTTTCCAGCCGTCTACAGCTACAGCGTATCCTACAACTTCACCGTCACCAGTTGGCCATCCAGGGCCTTTAGTTTTAAGATTAGGATCTTTTGTTTCTACATCTATCGCTATGCTTTTAGCACTGGTTATGTCAGGTAGTTCGTGTGGTGGCACCCATTCTGATTTAGGTGTGAACATCGCCATCTGAAGTGTCATATTGTACCTCTATAAGTTTGTTAAGGTACCAAAGTGCTTTCTGTAAATCTTGGATACCGTTTTTGTGTCTATAACGAGCTAAGTATTTGAGTATATTACCTTCTAGATAATAATGAAAGCCCTCGGCCGTAATAGATTCTATTATATCTATGGTTTCAATTGAGCTGTTTGTGTAATGATCTGGATGGTTAACCAACTTACTAAGTTCTATATTATCTGACTGCTGGTTTGCTTGTTTCTTTTTCATTTCTTCCTCCTTTAATCTTTTTTTCATGTACTCTAAGTGTCTCATCTTTATCTCCGTAATCCCATCCTTTAAATCTATAACCTTTATCATGTAGACAATTTATACAAGCCACACTAATACCTTCCCTTCCATCTAAATTATTAACAGGCATTATAAAATCTTTTTGTCTTTTTAACTTTGAACATTTTTTACAGTAGAACATTATGTATGGTGGTTTCTTTTTTTTCATATGTAATAACTCCTATTGCTATCTTCTGATTCCACTATAAATAAATTCTCTTTGGCCCGTGTGACAGCAACATAGAACACTCTATGTAAGTCATCGTTGCCTACACGCATCGCATCGTCAGCTGACGGAGATAAGTCTGTAAATACGACTACATTCTCTGACTCACCACCTTTAGACCCGTGGATCGTGGATATTGTTATACGAGGCTCTGCATTAAACTTCTCTCCTCGTCTTAAAAGAGCTGTGATATAGACACGCTGTTCCTCTGGCAATCTATCGAGGGCATCTCTCCATATCAGCTCATCACCTACCATAAGGCCCCACTCTGTCTGGAGCTGCTTCATGTTAAACAGATTACTGTCATCTGCACCGCTCATCGTTTTAAAACCGCGCTTGATACGTTTTCCTGTAGACATGAAGCTATAGATATCTTTTACAGTCTCCAAGGTAATGCTTTTACCTTTACGCATCTGCTCCCAGCCATTAACTGCTGAAGATATCTTAGCTGAGATAGATCTGTGTCCTTTGTGTGTAAACAGATAGCCTGATGATTTAAGCATATCGACTACAGGATTAAGTATGTATCCAGCCTGTGCCAGTATCAGCCACTGGCCAGACGATACGTCAAGATCTTCTAATCTGCTGACATGTTGTACAGACCCGTCTTCATTCTTAGGTTCATAGCGTTTAGGATATCTGTTATTTATTCTAGAAACTATAGTCTCGGCTGTTCTGTGAATAAGCCGTGGGACGCGGTACGATTGTGATAATGTTTCACTAGATCCATCAAGGGTAATGAAATGTTCTACATCTGCACCAGCCCATCTATAGATAGCTTGATCATCATCTCCAGCCGCGTACATCTTCTTGGCATTCTTATCTAATATATGTGCTATGTCCCATTGCAATGGGCTGAGATCCTGAGCTTCATCTAGAAATACCAGTTCAAACTTGGGACAGGACACTTCAGCTTCGTCAATAAAGCACTGTAGCATATCTGTAAAATCATACAGCTCGTGCTGTTGTTTGTATTCTTTGTAGCACTTGTCTACATAATTCACTGTGTTCCAGTCAAAGACCATGTATGTCTTGTTGTATTGTTCTCGCAATGATGTTTTGCACAAGCGTGCTAGGTTTATCAGGCTAAGGATAGGATGATCGTTGGCTTGCCTGTCGAGTATATCATCTTCAAGTGTAGATCCTGAGACAAGAGGTATGGATATTAAGTCACTCAGCTCTTTGTAATGCTCCTTACCCATGACCTGTTCTGTGCGTATGCCACTGGAGGACAGGGCCAGACTATGTAGGGTGCGAAAGTAAAACAGATCTTTTTCAGGATCTAGATGAAAGCGATTGGACGCACGTTCTTTGGCTTCGTTAGCTGCTTTTCTTGTAAAAGCTAAGAACGCTATGGTGTTAGCGGACACGCCATTCTCAAGCGCGCTGTCTAACATATTTAAGAGGGTCGTGGTTTTGCCAGTCCCAGGTGGTCCAAATATACGAAACATCAGTGTGCCGTTTCATCCCCTACTATCTCATGCCAGTCTACTATTTCATAGAGAAAGATAGGAGTGCTTTCGCCGTGCCAAGCGCCGACCACATTAAAATCCATAAACTCAATAGCTTCTTCTCTGGTCATATCATCTCGTTCCATAAGTATGTCACAACATTTGTTATAGTCGTAGATAAGTATGTCAGGTTTACCGCATCGTGATCCTATTCCAAGAATAGCTGCGTCAAAACCGTCAGCCTTTAACATTGTTACTTCTTTCATCAGAAGGGTGTCTCCTCTTTTTTGCCCATGCTGGGCGGGTTGAGTTCCATATCTGCGTTCTCAAAAGCGGGTATTGCCCAACATCTTACAGATCTGTTTTGTATTTTTAAAACAGTACTGGACCCGTTAATATCTCGCAAGCGTTGGGCAATTTTGTGAGACTTGTATTCAAAAAATTTATTCTTTTTTAAAAAATTTTCAAAGTCTCGTAATCTAAAATACGTTAGTTGGTCATCTTCGCTCGTCCACGGACGGCGTAGTAATATCTCTTCTTTGGCCTGAGCCTGTTGTAAGTGTCTACAGAACTCCTCAAGATAGTCATAGAACTGTCCTGATGTGCTAGCATCTTCAGCTACCTCGATGATAGCTGCTTCATTCTCTTTCATTTCATTTAACAAATGACTAATCCTAGCCTCCCAGATTGGTTTGCCTACTGTGCGAGGCATAAAGTTAAGCTGTTCCATACATGCCTTTTGAAACGTGGGCTGTGATAGTAGAGCGTCTGTGTCTAGCTCCAAGGGCTCTGAGTTTACATCCATAAACCACACAGGTGGTGTAGAGTTATATTTTCTAAGGTTTGCTATGGTAGCACCTTGAACAGCTGAACCAACACCATGCTGTCTAGTTCTACATAAATCTTTGTTACAGTGTGCGTTGATAGGTGCGTCATTACATTTGTAGGCATAGTCTTTGCGTTTAGCTTGTGATGCTACGATGTTAACCTCGGATAAAGGTAGAGGTGGTTCAAAGTACATCATGTTGTATGTTAGTATCTCTGTCTCCCAGCTGTCAGGGTATGCTTTGCGTAAATACACGGCTATGTTAAACAAACCGTTGTTGCGTCCACCTTCAGATATTTTACTAGCACATAGCGTTTGCAGACAGGGTGGACCGTCTTTTATTGGTGTATCTTTTACATCTTCTATTTGTAGAGCTAATACTTGCTCCACAGTCTGCTTGTGAGCCTCATACAGCTCTATAAACTCTTGTAAGGTCGCAGAGGTGCCATCATCCTTAATACCGTACCGTAGGCCGCCCTCAGCGTCATAATAAGGTAGGTTTAAAAAATTACCTACATCGCCACGTTCTAGTTGTAATTTAATTTGTTTTGGAAATATTTCGCTTTGTCCGTATCCAAGGGCGGCAGAGATATGCTGCAAGGTTTGCTGCATATCTTTAGCTTCTACCCAGTCAGTTGTGAATAGAAAGCAATGAGCTCCACCACTCTTGGACCGACAAACCACAAGGGGCAACTTCATGCGCCTAATCTTTTCTACCAAAGACTTGTGATCAAGCGGATATTGGTCAATGTCTATACATCCCCATTTGCATTTATTATCTGCATTAATGGGTATGATACCTAGAGAATCACCTTTTCCGCTTAGATGACCTAGCCAATGATCTTTTGTCCGTGGTTCGCGAACTAAGGCAGCCCTACCAGACATTTTACCATTGGCTTGTGTCTTGTCTATTCGATACGTTCCAAAGGCTTCTTCTAGGCCATCAAAGATAGCACTAAAAGATTGCCATGCCATTAGAACGGTATCTTATCGTCAGAAACATCATCGTCAACAGGATCAGACGAAGTCCCACCTTCCTGTTCATGTTTAACGTCAACATCGCCTCTTTCGACAGATAAGGCAAACATCTTGGCTTCATCGTAATAAGCCTTCTTGGTTACCTGACCTTCTAACTTCATTTCCCAATTATACCAAGCATATTGCTCACCTTCTTCTAAGAAAGTCCAAAGGTGGTAGACATGAGAACATCTTGGTGGGTTGAAAGGTTGACCATCTTGGCCAATAAATTTTCTTCCCATTATAATTGAGTTCCACTTCTTACTCTTCTTTAAAGAAGTAGACTTCATTGCTATCATACCAAGATCAGTTGTTCCGTCTTTATTAATGACAAGAACATAATGCTGATGAGTGTCCTCAATATAATGACCAGAGCCATCAGTAAGGTAATCTTTTTGATCACCTTTCTTCTTGCTACGCTCAGTAGGTGGACAATCTTCTCTTCTAGAGTAGATAGCAATTGGAGCAGGGTTATCATCTCCTGG